GCAACGATAGTGGCGTTGGTGGTCTTGAACAGGTGGGCAGAGGCGTCCTCCACCCTGTCCTCGGCAATGCTGGGTATCTTCTTGGATTCTTTGTAAGCCCCAATCAGCAAGTCTTGGTTTGTGTACACAAAATAACCAGCAAAAGCAACTACGCCCATGACAAGGATGGCGGCAAGTTTAAATGGCGAATCTACATACCCCAGAACTTTGTCAAGGGTTGAATTAGCGTTTAACGTTCCTTCGCTCATAGCTTCCCTTTCATTGCAATTACACCCCAAGCCACCAAGAAAAATATGGCAGCGGCTACCAGTATGCAAAGCCCCATTGTGATGGCTTCGTCTATCTCTTGCTTGCGGTTCTTTGCCGCCCTAGCATCTAATATCTCTTGCGTTCGCCTGCGCTGCACAATTGCGTTGCGCTCCAGCAGAATCTGACTCCAAAGCTGGCTGTGGCCTTGGTTGATAAAGTGCCACTTCAACTCTTCCTCGGCTTTATTCAGTTCATGCAGTTGCATCACTGTGCTCATGGCCTGACTAGTGTCAGAGGAGTACTTTTTCTTTGGGTCTTTTACCGCTTCCTTGGCTACCTTGTCCTTGGCATCAAAGAACTTCATCACATCGCCAGTAATGCCTTGAACATCCTTGCCCATTTTGATTGCGGCTTGGATTCCTTTTATAGCACCCTGTGCTATGGCAAACGCGCTAATTGGGTCGATCATTCTTAGTCTCCAACACCCAACGGCACACTCGCCCGTCTTTGTCTAAAAACTCATTCGCCCCATACTTTTCATTCGGCAACACAACACGGCACACCAACACGATTTTTGTATCCGTGTTGGGCCAAGGTATCTGTGCTGATGCGACATCTACCACTTGACCTCATTTAGTGCTTAAAGTAATTTAGTAAGTAACCGACAACAGCAGAAACACCTGAAACGATGGTCATTCCAAACCATAGACCGCCACGACCTTTATTTGCCAAGGCCATCAGCTCATCAAGTTGACGTTCAACCTTGTCCATTTTCTTATCCATGTCCTGTACTTTCTGCCAGAGCACGCCGTACTTTACAAGGTCGATCTCATTTCCTTCTGCCATAACGTCAGTCTCCAACATTTAGATGCCTTCGCCCTGCACAATGTAAACAGTAGCCGCTGCTGATGCAAGTCCGCTGAAGTACGATGTACGTGCAAAGCGCAGAATCTCTACCGCACCAGGCACTAGCACAATGGCCGGACTTGGGTTTCCTGCTATCGGTTCGACAGCGTTTGCCGTAGCCAATGCCGCAGTCGTTCCAACGCCTAGAAACACCGTGTAGACGCTGTTATTGATGATTCGATATTGACCCGTACCCTGTGCGTCTAGCCTGCCGCTAACCAGCGCCTGAACGCCAGTAGGCGCACTAGCCGCCGCAGGGACTACTACGGTCTCGCCAAGAGGCGCAAATGCGATTTGTGAATTGGTGGACATATCAGACTCCTTCTTCGATGATTGGTGAATAGTACGGCTGGCGCTCGGCTGGTTTGACTGGCTCGATGACAACCTTGCCATTCTCATCTGTCCAGTCGGTTTCCATGATGTGCTTGTCTTGGCGCTCACCTATAACCATCCATGAAACAGTGTCGGTGCAAGCTGCGTCTTCACACTCTATGGTGAGGACAGCGCCGATTACTGAACCGCGAACATGATGCCAACCTTGCTCGTTGGTAGTGAAACATTGGGTATCACGGCACAACGCTACAAACGTGCCAGCGGTCATGCCAAACTTCTCATCAATATTGATCTGAGCTGTGCCATTGACCAACGCAACTTTGCCACGGTAGATTAAATCAACTTGTGGCCCCTCGATGAACGAATGCACCAATTGATGAGTTGCTTCTTTTTCTGGCAGTGGGTGGTCAATGCGAAACGTGCCAGAACCTTTGGACAAAGCGCCAGTTATAACAACTGCGCCAGTTGCACGATTAATAGTTAAGGTAGTCCCAAGAAAACTGCCGGTATCGCTGTATCGATAAAGTGTTAAATTACTGCCAAGGTTTGCGCCAGCTTCAGCACCGCCTTTGTTTAACGTCCAGCGAAGGCTAGTCCCCGTTTGCAAATTGATATCGTGTCCACCAGCGGCACTTGATCGTAAAAAAGCTTGGGATGTTGCACTTCCAGTACCTTGAATAAAATTGTTTCCAAGAACAGTGGAACCAGTTCCATTAGGGGTCAAATTGATGTTGCCATTGCTGTCTGTGCTACTTATCGTATTAGCATCAATTTGTATGTTATCAATGTTTAATTGCGAACCAGTAGCTGCGCCAATGTTTGGTGTAGTCAGTGTTGGTGAAGTATCGAGTACGTTATTGCCCGTGCCAGTGTTGGTGACGCTGACGATCTCTTTGCTTGCGTTCAGAGCCAGCGCAGTGGATGCTGTTAAGCCTGACAGCGTACTTGTGCCAGATACAGACAGATTCACGCCATTCAAGTCAGCGCCGCCCTCGACCCGCTGCCAAACAGAACCGTTGAAGGTTGCCAGATCGCCTACGCCCCAATTGCTGATGCCATCAAGTGATGTAGAGCCAGCAACACTTACAACGTAATAGTCGCCCTTGCTACCAACACCAGATGCCAAGGTTGGACTATTGGTGCTGGCATTCCAAGTGCCTTTGTAGTTCAACGCACCAAGTGCATTGGTGATGGATGAAATTGTTTTCAACATGATTAGCAGTCCTTTGCGCCTGCAAACTCAGGCAGTGTTTTCAGGTGGTAGTACGCTTGAGCAATCGGGTTATTTCCAGTCAGATCATACAAGCAGGAATGTTGCTCAGTAGCAAAAGCCACAGAAGCATCTTTGTTTTTGAACGATTGCACAGAAAAATTGATCTTGTTTTTTGAGATCAATGCCACGCCATTGACACGATGATAAGCATCAACGGCATCAAAGCCTTGTGGCGATACAGTGTCCATTTTTAATGCCATTTTTAATCCTTATGGAGTGTAAGTTGTATAAATTGGAATGTAGCCAACGGTTGCGCCGGCCATATCATAGAGCGGCAATACTTGTTTAACCGTTGCAACGGCTGTTGCGGTTGCAACGTATGCCGTAGAAAGAGCACCATCATTTCGAATGCCAAATCTGGGTGCTCCAGTTTGGTTTACCCATTGCTGAATTAAAAAATCAGCACTTGATGATGTTGTTTGTTTTGTTGTTAAAACATTAGATTGTAAAAACGTATTGTTATTAACGGTTCTACCGTTTGGCTGAGTCCACCCAATTTGTGTTGTTACATCAACATTTTGCAGTCGGGTGTCAGGGCCAATTGTCAAAGTGTTGTCTAAAGCGGGATTGTAAAACTCAATTGGCAACGTAAGTGCTGTCGATGATGTGCAATACAAACGGCTATTGTTCATAATGTTGCCGCCAGCATCACTGAACTGAACGTCAACACCAACGGATATGCCAGCGATGTTTAAATAAAAATCGCAGTAGTTTGTGTTGCTTCCTAATCCTGTATTTGGGTCAAGAGCACCGCCAATTTTTGCTTTGTGTTGGCAATCTTTTTTGTTTCCGTAAGCCACAATTCGGCTGTTTTTAGCATACGTGCAAATTACACCAATTACATTAGCAACAGTGTCAACCACTGTCCATTGAGTGCCTTTGTAGCTAAGTAAAAGTTGAGCAGCAGTTTTGGTTTGAATGATTTGCATATCAATGTCAACACCAAAAGTGCGACTAACCGCAATGTCGTTCATACAGTTGATGCTCTGACCACGAATGCGAACGCCGCTGGTGCTATTTGCAGAAACTGCCGATGTTGACCCAGCAGCGGAAAAAACTACACCTTGGCGCGAGTTAGAAACAACAATGTTTACATCAATACTGACTGGTTGAGTCAGCGCCAAGTCAGTGTCGGGTTCATATCCAAAACCATATACACAACCATCCGCAAACACGTTGGTGGCTTTGAAGGAACCCATTGTGATTGAATTTGCTTCAGTTGGTGACTGAATAGACACAGCTTTTCCACCATCAACGTATGTTGTCTTGTCAACATACGCCAAGTTTTTTGCCCAGAAATTGTCTACAGTAATGTTGTCAAAACCACCAGTAACAGACATTCCGTTACTTCCTGCTGCGGTTCCGCTAATTACCGATTGAACTTGTAGGTTGCGGACATGAAAGTTTTTAAGTCCGTTCAACTGCAAAACGTCAGCGCCAAGTACAGATGATGTTTTAAGAATAGAGCTAGGGCCATCACCAAAAATGGTCATATTGTTGCAATCAAGCAACGATGTGACCGGCAATTGGGTGTTTCGGAACGGAAAGTTCTCGGTGACAACCAAATAAGTACCAGATGGAAAATAGAGACTCGCGCCGATAGGATAGCAGTACAGCCAGGCCGCATTGATTGCATCGTAGTCGTCTGTCACGCCATCACCGACAGCGCCAAAGTCTTTGACACTGACCGTCTGCTCTAACTTCTCGCAAACAGGATACGAGACAGCGTCAGTAAATGGCGGGTTGTATGTGATCCCACAAGCGTCTGGGCTGATGCCCGAGCCGTCTGGGAAGTTGTAAACCATCGAGCCTTTGCTGTCTTGCACCAAGATGCTGAAGTTAACGCCATCGACGTAGATCTGGGCTGGCGTTCCTGCGCGTGAGATGTATCCGTTGAGCGTGCGCAGTGGCTGTGCTGCAACAAGTGTCAGGGCTGCGTCAAAGTACGCCACGACAGGGTTTGTCTGTGGGTTTAGGTTGGCAGTGCCAAGCCAGACGTAACCATTGTCCAGCGGCTGACCATCGCGGTCTTGAAATACCGGGAAAGGGACTTGAATCGAGAGTGCGGACATTTATTGGTTCTCCTGGTCAAATTGACGCTCGGCTTGGGTTGCTGTCTGCAACCATTGAATTCTTGCATCTAATGCTTTTGGCAGTTTAGCTGCATCTGAAAAATTTTGGAAGGCTTCTGACATGGCTACACGGCGAATAGTAGCTGTGCTTGGTGTTCCAGTGGTTGCAGCTTCAACAGCAAGTTTTTGGAATCCCTCATCAGCAAAAAGTTTTCCTGCTGCTTTTAGTGAATCCTTGTTACCTTGGGTCATTGCTCCAGTTATCACCGATGTTGCTGCGGCTGCGATAGGGCCACCCATTGCAGCAGCACCAGTTAATGCGCCTTTGGCTAAAGTGCTTTCCATAACCTTACCAATCAGGCTTTCGGCTTGCATACCTTGCAGCAACGCTTGGTTTGCTTTTCCTGTGGTCAAAACATTAGCTCTAGCCTCTGTGACACGCTTAGAAACAACGTATAGGTCACGCAACACATCTGTTGAGTCTTTACCAAGCGTGTCCACAATAGTCTTATAAACAGGTGGATTTGCTCTTAATTTGGGATATAAATCAGCAAACTCAGAAAACCCAAAGCCACCCTTTTCTGCACCTCTTGCAGACCTAGTAGCCGCCGCCAATGCCGTTGCCACAGTTTCTTTACGAAACTCCTCTGGCACTATTTTGAGCAAACGATTGAAGTCGCCTGTATCACCCTTGCCACCACTGATAATTGCTGATCTTAATTTTGAACCTAAACTGCCTTCAATATCTTGACCAAACGCATTGATGATTCGTTGACCTATTGCTTTTTCTTTTGCAGTTAAAAGGTTGGCACTACGTAATTGTTGACGTGTTTCTGCATCTGCCAACTTTTCAACATTGTCAAGCTGGTCTTTTGCTAATGCGCCATATATTTCTTTTAATCTGCCTTGAGATATGCTTTTTGAATAATCATTCTGACCAAACTTGATTGAATCACCAATCAGAGTTTTTTCTTCTTTTAAACGACCATACGGGACTTTACCTGCATCAGCATCACTCACCATTTTATTAAACATTTTAAGGGTTGAATTTTTCTCAACGCCCTCTTCGCCTAATCTTGTTGCTATTTCAGCTAGTTTCGCTTTTAGTGCTGGAAATGTAACCAATGTTTGCTCTGGTACTTTTAAATCAACTGCTTCATATAAAACTTTTGCTTCTTGAGCCGTTGTTTTTTGTTGTTGGATGAGTGAGTCTTTAATCTTTTGCGAGACTACGCCAGGTGCAACTGCACCTTCAACAAAGGTAGCATCAAATTGCTTGATTACATCATCTGCCTTGTCCACGGCCTGAGTAACCGTATTGCGCCATGCTGCCTCTGCCTCACTACCTGCGGCTGATCTTGTCAAACCTGCGGCTGCTCGGACTTGTGGGTTGTCACTAAACACATCAGCAGGTAGTTGGATGCCAAGCCTGTCTGCTGCTTCTTTAGCTGTAACATTAACTTGAGCAAGGTCTGCTAAGCGGTCACGTGCGCCAGCCGAACCAAATCCTGTGCCTGAGGCTTTTTTGACCAGACTTCCAATCTCTTCTTCGGTAATCTCTACTACAACTGGTGCTACTGTGGGTGCTGCGGGTGCTGCTACCGGAATCTCTGCGGCAACTGGAACTGTCTCTGGTATTGCTGCGGCAACAGGCGTTGTTGGAGGTGCTTCTGGGGTTATTGCTGTTCCCATTGGTGCGGCTGCGGCTGGCGCAGGTGCTTTGCCTGTAACACGCTGTATGCCCTTTTTAACTGCTTGGACAACTGGAGGCACAGTTCTCTGCAAAATCTGCCCTGCTGGGCCTGTGACTGCGGCTGTGAACACTTCGCCTTTGTTGAATTCACCACCAGTTGCCGCTTGGCTTGTCTCAATGATGGCCTGTGTTCCTGCGCTTCTCATAAATGCGCTAGGAATAGTTGTTGCTCGACCTGCTGGAGTGAAGGCTGCTAGTGCCGAGCCAATGCGTGGAATATCACCAAAAGTTAAACCTGGGGTTATTGCGTACTCTTGTTGGTCAACCGATGACCGTAGTAGGTAGTTGCCTTTAGCATCTTGTCGGACTTGAACTCCAGGAAAGTTTGCTTGCAAAACTTGCACGGTTTCTTTTGGGTCGCTCATAAGCGTTCCCAATGCGGTTTTGAAACCAGCCACACTTAACTGGTTAAGTTCTGGCATATTTACCCACTCAGGAAGTGCTTGCGTCTCAGGGGTTGCACGTTGTCGGCCAGTAATTGATTCTGAAATGCTCTCCAAAAAGCCCATTGGCTTTGGCTGTGATGCCGCCCATTGTTCAGGCGACATGGGGGCCGCATTCGCAGGCACTGCTGGCGTTGCCTGCTTAGTCTGGGATGCCAGCCATTCTTCCGGACTCATTGCACCCCCATAGATTGTTTATATGCGTTCCACTGAGCATCAGTGAAGTTTGCAGGACGGGTGTAAGTCTGACCATTAACTATCACACTATTTGGTGATGGAGTTGGTGGAGGTGCTGCTGTCTCTGGGCCAAACACGTTTTCAGGGTTAAGTTTGTAATTCTTGACCACTACGCCAAGTGCTTTCTTATCATCTCCTGCTTTCTTTTGTGCAGAATCAAGATATTGCTTAGCCAGATTGACATACTCTTGGCGCTGTTTTGAATCAAGCGAAAAAAGTTGACCACTTTGTAACTTTTGTGATTGATTTTTTAAATTTTCAAACAGACCAGCCGTATCTCTTGCAGTCGCAAATTCAGTTTCGCGCACCACTGAGCCTGGGTCAAGCATTTTCATAAAACCAGTAATCAAAGCAATGTCACCTGGCCCATTCTTAGCCTCGGATGATGACTTAATGTTTTGATAGGTTGAACCCAGTTCACCATATACCTTGGTTCTGCCTTGATATTCTTTACGCAGTTTTTCTTCTTGCTCAAATGCTTTGGCTGGGTCGAGTCCACCACTGGCTTTGAGTGCTTCTAACTCGAGTGCAGATTTTTTAATTTCCAAACTAAGTTTTTTTGTCTGAGCCAATGCCGAGCCAGTTTGCGCTTGTGTCAAACCAAGGTCAGCAGCTTTTTTCTTTAAATCTGCAAGTGCAAACTTTTCTGCATATTTAGCCTCAATTGCTGATTTGTCTGCATCTGTTTTAGCCTTGAGCATTTCGGCCTTTTTCTGCGCTAGTAAATCTGGAAACAGTTTTTCATCCTGTTGTCCTTTAGTCAGTGCCAATGCACTGGTAATTACTTTGTCACCACCAGGCATTTGTGAGATGGTGTAACCAAAGAAATCTTCGGTGGCCTTTGGGTTTTCCTTTGCCACATCGCGCCAAGTCTCCAAAAACTTAGCACCTTCTTCATCTTTAGAATTGCGCTTTGCTGCAATCTGTTGTTCAAGCAAACTAATAGCAATCTCTGGCTTTCCAGCTTTGAATGCAGAAAAAATCTGTCCTGATTGTTGCAATGCTGTTTGCTGACGCTCACCTGATAACAGGCTGAAACTTTCACGCACAGCTTTTGCTTGCGGTTCTGGCAGCATCATGGATAGGTTGGCATAGTCGGCAGCAGTTGCATTTGGCCCACTCAGCTTCTTAAATCCTTCTTGGATAAGCAATTGATTTGCTTGTTCCTTCTCTTGTTTCTGCTGCTTAAATCGAGCTTCTTGAATGCTTGCTCCAGCTTGGAAAGCGCCTAAGAAGGCTTTTGTTGGGTCGACGACTTCAACGCCGTAATCAATTGGTGCTGGCATTAGAATTTCCCTCCGAGGCCGCTATAAATACCAAGACTTCCAGCAATACTTGCGGGGATTGAAGCAAATGCTTTTCCTTGGGCAATCTGACCGCCAGCTTGTGCTGCACCTTGTTGGCCTAATAAGTTAGCCACATTTGTGCCTGTTGTCATTCCAGCATTACCAACACCAACTGCGGATTGTTGCCCAAGAGATGTCATGCCACCCAAACGGCTATATTGATTCTCAATGAGGCTGGACAAAAGAGCTGGTCGGAACTGAGCCAGTGCGCCTTGGATATTCCCGCCACGCAAGCCGCCAGTGGCAGATGCACGTTGAAGCAATGCTTCCTCGCCTTGACCTGCAAGAGCTTGAAATGTTTCTCCACCACTAATCCGCTCAATAGCCGCACGTTCTGCCTCTGGCCCTTTAAGACCGAGAAAGGCTTGCTGTGCTTCAAGTGCAGGTTCTCCAGCAGAGACGTAAGGATTTAGTAGTTTTTGAATTGCATCAAATTGTCTGCGTTGTTCTGCAATTCCAGCTTCAGCGGCTGCGCCTTGTGTTTCTGCTGCACCTTTAGCCGCTTCACCCTGCATATAGCCAGAAACAACAGTTGCGCCACCTACAGCAATAGCAGCTAGTGCTGCGGATGATAATCCGAATGTCATTTTGATTCCTCCAAGTTCGCAGTTTGCGTAGCTTTTATAGCTGGCATTGGCGCTGGAATAGTAAACAAATCCCACAAGGCCTGTGGTTCTTGTTCGTTGGTTGGGTTTGCGTGAAATGTAGTTACTTCAACGTCAGTCAAAGTAATGCCAGCACGTTTTGTTCCGATCTTAGAAACGCTCATATCACCTGGGCCAATGGTGCGTGAACCGCTGTCTGTGCTGACAATCAGTTCTCCCTTGCGTACTAAGAAAAATGATTCTTCTCGGTGAATTGCACCAGTTAGAACAGTACCAGCAGGGATGTGCATTGTGCGAGCATATAGGCCGTTGCAGAAGTCGTGAACTACGGGCATCTCTACCTGAGGCAGCTTAAGAAGCTCAGACTCTAGGCGATAGATTGGCAGATGTTCAACTGGAACATCTTTCACTACATGAACCGCAACATGACTCATCGAGAACTCCTTTGCAGGGGCTTTTGAGCTACTGGTGGCTCGAACGGCTCAGTGGTGATTATTTTCGCACATTTTGGCATTTCGTCAATCCATTTCGGATTCACGCTCTTCCCATGACTGACAGACCCGCATATCGTTGCAGATAAAGTTCAGTTTTTCGCAGTGACCACGATAACCGTAGCCCGTGTCATAGCCAGCCATTGGTATGCGTTCGATTCTTACTTGCGTCATTAAGCTGTTGTCGTAATACTCACAGTTAGAGCAATGTTTGCGCCTTGCGTCTTTAGCATCACACTGCATGGCCTCTGCCAGTGAGTCATAAAACTCAGGGTTTGACTTTGGGTCATTGCTGGGTTCTTCTGGCCCATAGTGCCAATCTTTAACCGCAATCAGAAAATTGGCTTTATTTTCAGCAACGGTCAAAAACTCTTCTTCACTGGGCAAACCCATGAAGCCCTTGGGGATAACCATAAAATCTTTCATTTTCTACTCCTTATGAAATTTCTCGGCCTGATGCACGGATGGTCAGGGATGTTGCAGTCCCTGCAATTGTTGAAATAAAACCACCAACGTCTAATGCCTGACCAACTAGCTCAGGGCAAGTGTAGGTCTCATCAGGCACAATGGTACGAGTATCAATAATCAGGTTTGATGCCCCTGCTGAACCGCCACTAGTGACCAAGTTGCAACTGAAAGTCACATTGTTGGCACTGGTGTTGGTCACCGTGAACTTGTCAATAATTGCCTTGACATTCGTTGCAGTGTATTGGGTGGTTTGTGCGTTTTCTGCCTGTTTCGCAGGGATTAGCACCTTTACTGTTACGGTCATTTATTGAACTCCTTGTACGTTATCTGAAACTGTCAGAATGATAGACGGAACGGATGGGTAAAAAGCAGATGCTGGAAATGCCTCGGCTTGCACACTGAGATCATCAACTGCAAACATAATTTCAACATAATCGTTTGCCTTCAGATTGAAAAAATATCCAACCGTAGCAAGTTGTTCGGCATTATTACCCTGTAAGCGCACTTGACTATTGCTGTCCGGTACATCAACTCCATTGATGCGAATCCACACCCAAAAAATACCAACGCCGCCGCTGGTTTTGTCTAATTGGATGCTGAATAAAAAATTGTAAATGTTTGGTGTGTCAACATAAATTCTTGATGTTGGTGAACCAAGATATACGCCTTGACTTTCATCTGTGTTGTTAAATGTAAACGCCTTTGGTGTATTGATTACAGTAGCAATTTGCGTAGTCGTATCGTAAAACTGACCATATCTTGCTCGCTTAAATTCTCTTGGTGGCGGGGTCATTTGCAAGCCTTCAACAGCCTTGTTCAGTTTGTCCACTAATGCCAATGCCTGATTTGCCCTGTTTTCTGCCAGTGCTGCGTTCACTGCTGATTGTTGCGCTAAAGCCGAAATCTGAGCTAATGCTTCATTTGCGGCAGCCGCAGCATTATCAGCTTGAAACTCAAAGTCTGTTCCAGTAATGACTTGTAGTTGGTCAACGGTAGAAAATAGAAGTTCAAACTGCCTAATTTGCTGTTGGTCAGTTAAGAACTGGGCAAGCTGGTCTCGCGTCAGATTTAACTTGCGGGAAGTAGGTGCGGTCGCCATTAATAAGCCAGTGGCTCAATCTGAGCCTCAAGTCGAATAAAGGACACATGGGCATCGCTATCGCCGCGGAAACGCTGAATGCGCCAGTTCCTCATGTGTCCCTGTTGAAACCATGCTAGACGTTTGTTACTGCCGATTGTGCCGACTGCAATAAACTTCTCTTGGCTGTATGCTTTGCCATCTAAAGAATAACTGGTGCTGATTTGTGGATTCTTGCCAAGAACAACATTACCCGTCAGGCTCACTAATTCCAACTCGTTGAATATTGCACCATTGCTTTCGTTGTAAACAATCAAAGTGCCAAACTCCCAGCGCACTTGTTCGCCCCAGTGATGGCCTGTGTCCTGTACCAAATAACCAATATTGCTGGATTGTGGGTCGCCCACCAGCCACTTATCGTAAACCCAAACCATGTTGCGAGCACGATATTGAGCAAGACCCGTTAACGTGCTTACCAAGATAAACCAAACAGGTGTTTGTAATGCCTCGGATGCGGATGCGTCATAGACTAGGGTCTGGTCAGGCAAATGCACATAAAGGTGCTGATGGTTTTTGTCGTTTCTGGCTTCTAGCTTGACCAAGGCTAATTGTGCTTCGGTATATTGCAGCAAGATATTGTCAATCTCTTGTGTACTCAGTTTCTGATTAGTTGCGGCTGCGCCTACATAAACGCTAGGAGCTTCATTGCGCCCACTGCCTAAAAAAGCAATGCGTTCAATAAAAACGCAACAAGCCTGTGTTCCAACTACGCCCTTTTGCAATTGTGCGCCATCAACCCTTGCAAATGGGAACAACTCACCGCCCACATTGTCAAAAACTTCAATGGTGTTTCTGTTTAGCGCATAGACCTCGTTTCGCAGCTTAAGCAAAGCCACTACGGGGTCAGGGTCAACCTCTGAACTTCCGTATTTCAGCGGGTTAACTTGGGTGGGGTCTGACAGCTCAGTGACCACCAAAAACTCGCCATCGGTGGTCATAAAGTAACCATCCACCCAGCAGAAGTCAAGCACCACGCCAAGGTCAGGGTCTGTTACTTGCGTAAGGGTTGTGCCACTCCAGTAATACAGCCGCCCACCCGAGGCAATTGCCAATAGGTCAAAGCTGTAATCAAATGTTACAAGTTGGTCTGTTGGCCCACCCACATCGCCCAATATAGTGACTGTCCCTGCGCTGTCTATTTCCACCAGCTTTGTACCCATCACCCGATACAAATTGTCCTGCCAGTTAATCCCGCCACGGTCAATGCCTGGGCCTGTCCCGTTAGCAACAATCCCGTCACCAGGTCTTAAAAAGCCATTGCTGATGCCCGATACCTTAGGCACAGGCACAAGGTTCACTGGATACGATGTACGCAGCTCTGGAGTGTTGTCGGTGTAAATACCGTTAAGGATAGGTATTTGCATTACTACTTCGCCTTGTTTCTAGCTGAGATTTTCTTTGCTTTGACTTGTGCATCAGCCTTAGACGATGCGCCCCATGCCCTCAAACTTAACAGTAATCTAGTAGGTTCACCGTCTTTGTATTCAGGGCCAGCGTTGCCACCCATGCGAGCTAGAAACGATGCCCTGCGTGGGTTATCACCAGACTTGACGGGAGGCTTCAGATTCATGCCTTCTGCCTTGGCAGCAGCCCGACCCTTGGCGTTAAGACCGCCACGGGGATTCTGTCCTTCTTTGCGAGCATAGGCGGGAGTTTTCATCTAAAGTCCTTGATCTTTTCAGCAATCTTTTTAGGCTGCTTTGCAAACTGCTTACCTGCCTTTGTAGCCTCACGCTTTGCTTTTGTGGTTGCCGCATACTCAGCCGCAGTCAAGGCTTTTATAGCCTTTGCAGGTAGATACCTTTCGCCTGTCTCAGACGATGGCTTGCCTGACTTGGTGCGCCAGTTTTGACTTGACCAATCTTTGAGGCTTTTTTGTGGGGCTTTCATTTATAACCCCCGCCCTTTTTCTTGTACTCCACCGCCAGCAGTTGTGCTTTACGGGCTGACCATTCGCCAGGGTCGCCGCTTTTTGTCCCTGCCTTGATTTTTTCAAACAAGGCTTTCCGCATGGTTGGCTTTGTATAGTTGCCAGCCGCATTAACGGTTGATTTGGTGGCCATTACGCACTCACAGCCTTAATCACTGCAAAGTTGAATACTGGAGTTTCAGTTGTCGTGCCGCCAGTGGTGCGGAAAGTAATGTTGAAATTACCAGCAGCCACCGCAGTAACCATCAAGTCATACAAATCAGTTCCTGATTTCTGGTTCAAGATAATCACATCGGTTGCCGCCACAGTGCTGTTGGTCACTGTAAAAGTTGCTGCCGTTGCAGAACCTGCTGCACTGAATAACGTGATTGCGCCAGAAGTCTTGTTAAGTGTCACGCCTGTGGTTCGGCTTGTCCCTTGGATTACAGTTCCACCTGCGCCAGTTGAATAGCCCACGCCAGCAGTTCCAGATGAAGTGACTGCGCCAGTTACTGCCAGGCTTGTTCCAGTAGCCACCCCGATTGCTGGTGTCACTAATGCGGGACTGGTTGCAAATACCAATGACCCTGTGCCTGTTTCATCGGTCATTGCTGCCCGTAGGTTGGCACTTGATGGAGTTGCCAAGAAAGTCTGTACGCCAGCCGCATAAATTGCATCAGAATTTATCTGATACCAAGAGTTTGTAGGCTGATAAAACCTAATTGCAGTTGCAGTTCCTGCGCCTAAAAATGTCACTGCACCATAGATGGCAGTCGCACCATTCAGCGCAATCGTCAGTGAGGTAATCTCTTGCGTGGTTGTAATCAGCACCGTAGTGCCATCAGGCACACCAGTGTTCAAAGGTAGAGTAATCGTGCCTGTTGCCAGTGTTCCAGCGGGTTGCAAAAGCATCCATTGATCTTGGCTGACAGGGGTTGGAACGGTAATATTGAACCCAGAACCTGGCACGTAAAGATTCACCGACAGTGTGGGCGATGCAAAACTCTGCTGGAAAAACGTCAGCAAGCTGCCAATTGAGGTGCGTCTTGCATCCCCGTTGTTTGGGGAATAAACGGGTAATTGATCTCCACTGGAGATGACGTTTAAGACGGGCAGTTGGTTAATTGTAGGCATGATTGTCCTTAGTAATATTCAAGAGGCCCATCAGGGCCAGCGTTAACTGGATTTGCTGGTGGTCTGACATACGGATTATCGTACATACGCCAAGGCTTGTTGCCAGCACCAGAAGGCATTGTTCCAGGCAATTGCTGTTCCAATGGGAATGTGGCTCTTTGCAGCAAGATGTCGTAACCCTGCTTGGCAGTGGTTTTGGTTTCAATCATTACTTGCTTGCCAAAACTCGGTGCAAGCCTGATAGCCAGACTGCAAATAATTGCTTCGTACGCCGAATCAGGCACAAAGGTTTCTTCGTCTAAATCGCTGTCCTGTGGGCTGGATGGCAAAGGGTAAGCCAAGCGGATGCCTTTGGCATTCCAATCTGCCATCATTGCATCTAATCTACGCAGGGCAGAATTTAATTGCTCAGGGGCAAGGTCAAACGCATAAGAGGCAAGTCCAATCTCTTCAAAGGATGCGCTTATGAATTGTCGTTTTGTGTAGCCCATTCCAGCTCCTCGATGTGTTTCAGCAGTGTCGCATCAGACCAGCGTTTGTCAACCTTCATTCCAATTGCTTCAGCTTGTTGCAACATCTCTTCGCGTGTTGCTGGACTTTCTTCTACAGGGATTTCGAAAACTTCAACAACAACTTCAGACACTACCACGACTTCACGCTTGCCAATTGGCGATGGACGGATTTGTTTTGTTGCTTTGCGTTCTGCTGTTTGCGCTTTTTTAAGTTTGCGCTTTTGCAGCCGCAACTCTTTCCACGGGGCAAGAACCCTAGTCTTAACAATTGCGGCTGACTTAATCATTTCATCTTTTTCATTGGTGCTTTGCTTGGCTTACCAGCGGCTTTTGCCGTTTTGGTTGCCATGCCTAGAGCCATTGCAACGGCTTGCTTTTGGGGCTTGCCTGATTTCATTTCCATAGCAATATTCTTGCCGATTGATTTCTTTGAGTAACCCTTGGTCATTGGCATATCTTTCTCCATTAAAAAACAGGCCAGCATCTCTGCCGGCCTGTCTTGGTTGGTTAGCCGATCCGATACGACACGAAGGTTTCTGCAGCAGTCTTGCGAGTGCGCCATGCGCCAGAGGTAACGGTGGCAACTGCGCCAGTGCCAACAACCGTGTGACCCGTTGCGGCGGCTGTAACCGTGAAGGCATTTGCGCCCGTAGCGATTACAGACCAGTCGAAGGAATCACCAATTGCAAACTCACTGGCAGCGTCCAATACCGCACCGGTCGGCAGCGTGCCAGCAACAGCAGCAGCCGTGGTGGAGGTAACGATACCCGACAGGATCATCGCAGCGGTCA